ACAAGGCACCAATCCACTAAAGGCAAAAGTGATGCCAATGAAGTCTCATGAAAACATTCTGGTGTTCTCTAAGAAACGTACCAGATACTTTCCACAAATGGAGGAAGGGAAACCCTATAATGGGTTCTCTTCTAAAGACGGTGCTACCATCGGTGAGGTCTATGCAAACCAAAAGAGTATGCATAGAGAAAATCACGGAACAAGATATCCTAAAACGATTCGCAGATTCAAACAGGAAACTGGACTTCATCCGACACAAAAACCTGTTCCGCTGTTTGAATATATGATCAAAACATACACTGAGGAAGGTGACATCGTTTTAGACAATTGTATCGGCAGTGGAACAACTGCTATTGCGGCAATAAATTCAAAAAGAAACTATATTGGTATTGAAATAGACGATAAATATTATAGAGTAACCAATGAACGTATAGCAGATGTGTTATCTACTGCGACACTGGAAGGATTCTTTGCATAATGGAATACAAGACAAAATTATTGATTGAAAATGTTCTAAGAGAGAAATTAGAATCGGATAAGCGGCTATTGGTCGCACAACAAAAAGACAGAGGATGTCCCGCAAATGTTTATCAGAAAACACTGGACAGATGCGGAGATTTAGAGTATGCTATAAAACAAATGGAGAAACTAACATGATTGACAAAACACCTATGGATAAGTTCATTAAGCAAATGACGTTTTCGTTTATGACTGAGGGTGAGCAGATGTGGTTCCCTTGGGCAGTTGCTGACAAGGCGATTGATCCGAAGCCACGGAAGCGAACCAAACTACGAAAGAAGGACAAAAAGAAATGAATATCAAAAACATTAAACTAAACAGCGGCGAAGAAATTCTTTGTGAAATGACAGAAAACGAAACTTCATATACAATGAAGAACCCCTGTGTTCTCGTTCCTTCTGGGGAACACGGAATTGCAATGGCACCTTGGATGCCTTTTGCAAATCTGGGCAAGGAAGGGATAGAAATTCCTAAGAGTTCAGTTTTGGTAGTAGTAGAGATAGTAGAAGAAATCAAATCACAATACGAACAGCAGTTTGGTAGTGGTATTATTACACCATCTAAGAAAGTCGTAAACCCAACGAGTGGTTTAAAATTGACAACATAGGACAACAGAATGAGAAACACATTTTTAAATAGCATTATCAAGGAAACTGGAAATAAATATGCAACGGTTGCGTCGGACGGGATTGGTGGTTCTGATGTTACTTCTTGGACTAACACTGGATCTTTTGCTCTTAATGCCTTGGTTAGTGGTTCTCTTTATGGTGGGATACCTTCTAACAAGATTACAGCATTAGCCGGGGAATCTGCAACAGGAAAGACATATTTTGCTCTTGGTGTTTGTAACAAATTTTTAAATGACAATCCAAACGGATACATTTTATATTTTGATACTGAGTCAGCAGTGACATCCGAGATGATTACTGATAGGGGAATTGATCCAGAAAAAGTAGGTATATTCCCGGTAACAACGGTAGAGGAATTTCGTCACCAAGCAATTAAAATTGTCGATTCTTACAACGCACTAGACAACAACCAAAAAAATCCAATATTGATTGTTTTGGATTCCCTTGGGATGCTGTCAACCGAAAAAGAAATGGCAGATACCGCTGATGGAAAAACAACACGCGACATGACAAGAGCGCAAATCATCAAAGCGACCTTTCGAGTTTTGACATTAAAACTGGGTCAAGCAGGAATTCCACTGATAATGACAAACCACACATATGCAGTGATTGGTTCTATGTTTCCAACCAAAGAAATGGGTGGAGGATCTGGTTTAAAATATGCCGCTTCTACAATTCTCTATCTCTCAAAAAGAAAGGTAAAGGAAGGAACCGACATTATTGGAAATATCATCCATTGCCGATTGCAAAAGAGTAGGCTTACCAAAGAGAATTCAATGGTAGATGTGATGCTTGATTATTCTACCGGACTCAACCCATATTATGGTTTGGTTGATATTGCTCTAAAATATGACATCTTCAAAAAAGTATCAACACGAATTGAAATGCCAGATGGGACAAAAGTATATGAGAAAACAATATACAAAGATCCAACCAAATATTTCACCGATGATGTAATGTCGCAATTAGAAATTGCTGTCGGTAAAGAGTTCAAATATGGATCAGACGAAGAAAAAAATGAAACAGAACCAGAGTTAACAGATGTCAGTTAAGTACACATACACATTGCATCCTGAATCAAAAAACCAGCCAATAGAGATAACCAACGGCAAATACAAAGGAATTGTGTTCGATGTAGAAAGAGTCAGTTTCTATGAAAAAAATGATCATCCCCACATCAAATTTGATTATAATGTATTAGTTGGAGAAGATCCACAAACTAGCGAATTTCATAATATCGCCGGTGATATCGTTGTAGACATTCTTGAAAGAGAATTTAAAGATGGACAGCCCGGAATTTTGGTGAGCGAAAATGACCATAGAGAAATCGATTCTAACAAATCTAATCAAAAATGAAGAATATTCAAGACAAGTTCTACCATTCATAAAGAAAGAATATTTCTTTGATAAATCAGAACGAATTGTGTTTGAGTTAGTATATTCCTTCATTGTAAAATATAATTCCCTCCCTAATGAAGAAGCAATCTCCATTGAACTGGAGGAAAGCAAATCTCTCACCGAAAGTGAGGTTGGTGATGCTAAATCTATAATCAAATCAATATTCACAGAAGAAAAAGAATCAAACAATGATTGGTTATTAGAAACCACTGAGAAATTTTGCAAAGATAAAGCCGTCTATAACGCAATAATGGAATCCATCCACATTATTGATGGTAAATCAAAAAGCGAACACACAGAAAACGCAATACCAGAAATTTTATCTGATGCACTTTCGGTGTCATTTGACACACACATTGGACATGATTACATTGATGATGCAGAAGACCGATTCAAATTCTATCATAAAGTAGAGACTAAAATTCCATTCGATCTTACCTTTCTTAATACCATAACCAACGGCGGAACACCACAAAAAACACTGAATATTGTTATGGCGGGAACTGGTGTGGGTAAGTCTTTGTTTATGTGTCACCACGGAGCGAGTTGTCTTGCCCAAGGATTAAATGTTTTGTATATCACTTGCGAGATGGCAGAAGAGAAAATTGCGGAACGCATCGACGCAAATCTGATGGACATCACGATGGACGAACTCAAGATACTTCCTGAAATGACTTATGCAAAAAAGATTCAGAAAATTCAAAACAACAATTGTGGAAAATTAATAGTAAAAGAATACCCAACTGCGACTGCTAATAGCAACCACTTTCGTCATCTGCTTGAAGAACTAAAACTCAAAAAGAAGTTCCAACCAGACATCATCTTTGTTGATTATCTCAATATTTGCGCATCATCACGAATGAAAATGGGTGCGAGTGTAAATTCTTACACTTATATCAAAGCAATCGCCGAAGAACTTCGAGGATTAGCAGTTGAATATAATGTGCCTGTTTGGTCTGCAACACAAGTAAATCGAAGTGGATTTACTTCAAGTGATTTTGGAATGGAAGATACATCCGAATCATTTGGGTTGCCAGCCACCGCCGACTTTATGATTGCAATGATTGGAACAGAAGAATTAGATTCCTTAAATCAAATTCTAGTAAAACAATTAAAAAATAGATACAATGATGGTATAACTAATCGGAAATTCCTTGTAGGAATTAACCGAGCAAAAATGAAACTGTTCGATCTGGAAGAAAATGCACAAAATGGTTTGGTAGCAACGGGTCAAACACCAAGCATCAGTTTCGATAGCAACTTTAAAAAGAAAGCAAACAAAGAGAAGTTTACAAATTGGAAAATGTAAGGAGGGTGTAAGCATGCCTGACAAAGAATACGAAGATCAAGAAATGCAAGAGTGGAAAGAATGGGCAGAAAAATGGATAGAACATGTCGAAAAAGATGAAGAGGAAAACGAAAAGAAGTGACCACATTCATAGACAAAATGTTTATAGATAGAGTTTCCCCAGCACTCAGAAATTTTAAATGGAAGAAAGGCAACTTAGCAAATTGTTCCTGTCCCATTTGCGGAGATTCTACAAGAAATAAGAGTAAAGCAAGAGGTTACTTCTATCAAAAAGGAAATGACTTTTTTTACAAGTGTCACAATTGTGGTGCTGGTTATAACCTATATAACTTTTTGAAAGAGGTTTCTCCTTCTCTATGTAAAGAGTATTCGTTGGAGAGATATCGGAATGGCGAAAATGGAAAGTCGAATTACAAGAAGCCGGAGGAAGAAGAGTTGTTCAAGTTCAAAGATTCAAAACCCAAGTTCAAGAAGAAAGACAAAATTCTTGAATCGTTAGATGTTCTCACTTCTCTTCCAAGTGATCACCCTGCCGTGCAGTTCGCAAACACAAGAATCATCCCAAAGCAGTTTTGGAAGTACCTCTACTTCACTCCAGACTTCGGTTCGTTTATGCAGAAGTTGGATCCAGACTGCCTTCCCATTGGCGAAGAACCCCGTCTAGTAATTCCGTTCTTCAACAAAGAAGGGGATGTTGTTGGCGCACAGGGACGTGCATTGAACATGAAAGACGAAGCAAACGCACGCACTACTCTCAAGTATGTCACGGTGAAAGCCGATAAATCCATTGATCGCCTCTGGTATGGTATGTGGAGAACCGATCCTAAGAAACGGGTGTATGTCGTGGAGGGACCAATTGATTCTATGTTCCTCAACAACTGTGTTGCAATCGTTGGTGCTGGTGCATTGAGAAACATTCCTGCTCGGTTCGTAGATTCTGAGATGGTATGGTGTATGGACAACGAACCACG